CGTGGCACCACCAACGATTTGCTCAACGCCTTCCGGCGTGCATATGAGCGACCTGTGGGGTAGTGAGACGCTTCCCCGCCCACCCAACGTCGAGACAATGTTTCGACGCAACCAGTAGGAGCAGCCAATGGCTGACGAACCCGAAACGACTGAACAGGCCGAACAGGCCGAGCCCGAGGTCAAGGATCTTGAGCCCGCGAAGTTGCCTGACGACCACCCCCTCGTGACCGCTTTCGAGCGGCAGAAGCAACGCACCGCCGAAATGGCGGCGCAGTTGCAGAAGATCGAGGATGCCAACAAGACCGACGAGCAGCGACGCGACGAAGCAGCATCTTTGGCCGACAAGCGGGCAAGTACCGCAGAGGCCGAGGCGATGCGTTTGCGTGTGGCTCTCGCCAACGGTCTGACGCTGATGCAGGCCAAGCGCCTCATCGGTGATGACGAGGAAGCGCTCGCGGCTGATGCCGAGGAGCTACTGGCTTCGTTCGCACCTGCCGAACCGTCCGTGGAAGTGCCGAGACGGCCCCACGAACGGCTCAAGGCCGGTGTGGTACCAACAGAACCACCCCCTGACCATGAAGCACTAGCCGACGAGATCCTGTCTCGCGGCTGGTAACCGCTGCGGCATGACCGCCGTGGCCCAACAAGAAAGGTTGACCCATGGCGGTCCTTACCGCTCAGGGCATTTCGTCCCTGTCAGTTGCACTGCTCACCCGCAGCCTCGTGCTGCCCATGACCGTTTCCCGTATCTCCGGAGGCGAGTTCTCCGGAGACAACGGCGACACGATCACTGTGCGTGTCCCCCAGCCCGGTTCGGCCCGTACACAGGCCACCCCCGGCGCTACGATCACCTACGACGACGTGACCGAGATTCCGGTTGACGTGTCTCTGTCGCACCTGTACCACGGCAAGCTGGTTTCCGACGAGGAACTGTCGCTGGATCTGGTCGACTTCGGTCGCCAGATCACCCGCATCCAGGTCGATGCGGTTGCGACCGGTGCTGAAGACGAGCTGGCCGGTGCGATGAACGGCCTCACGGCTGACGCATCGTTCGACCTGTCTGCGTCGGCCGCCAACACCGAGGCTTCGATTCTTGCAGCCCGCGAGGCACTGTCGTCTGCCGACGCACCCAACGGCGACCGCTGGTTTGTGGTGTCTCCCGACATCGCCACCCGCATCCTGTCCGTCGACAAGTTTGTTCGTGTCGACGCGTCAGGTTCGGACTCTGCACTCCGTCAGGCCATCATCGGACGCCTGTACGGATTCAACTTTGTGGAGTCCAACGCACTCACTGCCGGCACCGCGCTGGCGTACCACATGTCCGGGTTCGCGTTCGCGAACCGTGTCCCTGTCACGCCGCGTGGAGCCAACCAGTCCGCGACGGCCAACAAGGACGGCATCGGACTCCGTCACATCTTCCAGTACGTGCCGGACGTCCTGTCCGACGCGTCGGTCGTGTCGACGTTCGCAGGTGCAGCTCCAGTGGCCGACGACGGCACTGGTACCAACGGAACTTCGTTCCCGCGTGTCTACAAGTTCGACACTGCGACGGCCTGATGTTTCCCGCACTAGACGCCGGACAGGTCCTTGAGGCCACACGGTCCCGTTGGGACCTGTCCGGCATCCTCCCCGTACCACACACCGGATGGCTTGCCTGCCCGGTGTGTCACGACCCAGATCCGCAACCCCGATGGTGGCGGTTCCACGAACGTTCCGGCACCCCAACAATCCCGTGGCGATGCGACGTCGCCTACAAGTGTGTCACCTGCGCGGCCATATGGACGCACGGCGTTGCACTTGACCGGCAAGCGTGGGAACGACGACCGAACAAGAAGCTTGCTGGCCGTCAGGTCCATTGGCGTGCAGCACAACAGATGTTGGAGGCCCACGATGATTGTCCGACATGAAGATGGCCGCCTGCGGGTAGTCACCGCCGACCAGGCCGTAGGCGCGAAGACCCGCGGATGGTCGTCCACCGACCCTGTCAAGCCGGCACTGTCCGACCTGAAGGCAACATGGGTCGCCTACGCCGAAGCCTCCGGTGACCACACCGGAGGTACCAAGGCGGAGCTGGTCGAACGTCATGGCTGACCTCGTTTCTGCCGCCATGATTACTGACAGGCTCGGGCCGAACGTCACCGTCGACACGTTCCAGCTCGACGCGTTTCTCGCTGACGTGTCAGCACAGGTCCGCAAGGCCACCGGTGGCCTGTTGGACACGGTCGATGTGACCAACATCGAAACTGACCGTCCAGAAGTGATACCGGTTGTGTATGCGATTGTGCGGCGGCGACTGGTCAACCCTGACGGGTTCGGCTCGGAAATGTTGGATGGCCATGGGTGGCAGCAGGCCCCAACCGAAGGGGTGATGTTGACCCGGCAGGAACGGCGGGCAGTCCGTTCTGCTGCAGGTGCCGAACAGACAGTGACGCTTGTCACTCCATGGTCGGGTGACTGATGAGTCTGGACGGGATGCGGCTACGCCGTTCCGAACGGCTCCCTGACATGTGCACGGTCAGCCGTGGCGACTACCCGGACCAGACCACGGTCGCTACCGGTGTGTCATGCAAGGTCCGCCAGTCGAGGTCGGCACGTCGAGAATCGGAACTGGCCGGTGGCAGCAAGGTCACGCTGCCCTCCTACGAGGTCGAGGTGCCCTACACGACTGACGTGGTACGGGGTGACGTGATTGTGGTTACGTCGCTGCGTGATCCCGGACTGTCCGGCCGGTTCATGACTGTCGTTTCGGTCACACATGATTCGTATTTGACGTCCCGGTTTGCCCATTGCGTCGACCAGCAGGAGTAGCCATGTCGTTGACCACACTGAACGGGCTCGCCGCCATTCTGGCGACTGCCCCCGTCAAGGTGGTGCACCGTGGCCGCGGCGTCACCGCCAAACATGTCGACCGTGCCACCGCCGCCGCCAAGTCTGACGCGTTGGCGTCGTGGACTACCTACGGGCGTGGTGAGGCCGGTTCGGCAGGCACCATGCGTGGCCGTATGTCCCGCGACAAGTCGAAGGTGCTCGGGTTCATTATGGCTGACGGCGACGGCGTGTTTCAGGCCGAACATGGCACCTCGTCTCGGGCAGCCGATCCGGTGATGGAGCAGGCTGCCGAGGGTGTCGCTGCCGGGTGGGCTGAAGATATGGCCGACATGGCCGAAGACGTCATATGACGACGGGCCTGTCCGACCACATGCAGGCCGTCGTGGACGTGTTGACTGCTGCCGGACTCGCTGCCGACCGTGGCCGTAAACCGTCTACCGGTGGATGGTCTGGCGCACCCGGCCAGTCCGTATATGTCGGCTATGTGATCGTGTGGGGACGTCCGTCACAGAATGTCGGGCACCGCGACCTTGACGGCCTGTATGACCGGCGTCGTCCCCGCTACGACATCCGCACGGTCGGCGGCACACCGACTCAGGCCGACGACCTACGAGACACCGCCGTGGACGCGTTGACTGCTGCCCCGATCGTGGTGGCCGGATTCGACACTGTCCACATGCGTTTCCTGTCCGGGTTCGATTCTGTGCCCGACTGGGACCCGACCCCACCGATCTTCTATACCGGCACCGAACTTGAACTGTGGACGGAGACAGCATGAAGCTTTATCACCCTGGACTAGACGTCACGATTGACCGGACCGTCCGGCAGGCGGAGACGCTGGCTGGGGCTGGTTGGGTCGCGGCGACCGATCCGCCTGCACGCAACGCCACCACCGGCGAATGGTCTGACCATCTCGCCACGGCCGGGATCGATCATGACCCGGACGCGACCCGTACCGAACTCATCGACCTGTGGGACGCACGTACCCACTAGACCAGCGCCCCACAGGGGCCGAACAAGGAGAAAACCATGGCAAGCAAAGCGTATGAAGGAAATTACAAAGCGTACCTGTTGTCGGCGGAGCCTACTTCTTGGGGCTCCGCCGAAGGCTCCCGCGACATCACCACTACGGAACTCGACGCGGGCGTCCGCCTGTTGCGTCTGGTCTCTGCGGGTGCTGTGGCGTTCACGTACAACCAGGCCACCGCTAGCCAGGCGCTCGTCGACCTGGGCAAGATCAGCCACAACCTCGGCACGCGTGAGGTGACGGGGATGACCGTTACCCACGAGATCGACTTCCCGCTGGCAGACGACGCGATGTGGAACCTGTACTCCTACGGAGACAAGGGATGGCTGGTGGTCGCCCCCGCCGGTGAGCCGTCGACGTTGGGCGAGATCCTGCAGGTGTTCGAGGTTGAGGTGTCCGAGGCTCAGCCGCAGGGTGCCGCGTCGGACACCAAGCAGAACTTCACGGTGACGTTTGCCGTACAGGACTGGGACCTGAACACCACCTTCACCACCCCGTGATGGCTGAGTTTGCCGAGTGGCAGGATGCTGCCACCCCTGACCGTCAACAAGGCCGTGTGTGCTTCGATCGTGAAGCCAAAGCGGAACTGTTGGCGGTCATTGCC